CACCATCACGATCAACGGAACTGACTACACCGAGGACCAACTGACCGACCAGCAGAAGGTGATGATTAGCCACATCAACGATCTGGATCGCAAGATGCGCTCGGCTCAGTTTAATCTCGACCAGCTAAACGTGGGTCGTGAAGCGTTTGTAAACATGCTTACGGCTTCTTTGGAAAGCGCAGAAGTCGCTGAGTGATGGAGTGGCGCCGATCAGTGTGCTAAGGTGCAGGCAAATAGAGGACAACACACATGGCCACGACAAATTATAGCTGGAACTTGCCCACGGTCGGCGGCAACCAAGACGCATGGGGCGATCTGCTGAATGCTAACTGGACTGCTCTTGATACGCTGCTTGGCGGCACTAACGCCACCGAGTTTGCCATTCTGGATGGTGCCACAGTCACGACTGCTGAGCTGAACGTGCTTGACGGCATCACGGCGACTGTCACTGAGCTGAACTACACAGACGGCGTCACAAGCAACATCCAGACGCAGCTAAACGCAAAGGCGCCGATCGCCAGCCCTACCTTCACTGGCACGGTCACAATCCCCACGGCAGCCGTGACAACGGTTGACCTTGGCGACTGGACCATCACCGAAAGTGCTGGCGTGCTTTACTTTGCCACTGGCGGCACAAACAAGATGAAGCTGGACGCGTCCGGCAACCTCACAGTCACTGGCGATGTCACTGCATATGGGACGGTCTAATGGCGCTGCAACCATCGGGGCTGATTACGCTCTCTGACATTCAAGACGAGTTTGGCGGCGCCAACCCGATTGGCCTGAGCGAGTATTATCGTGGCGGCGCATACACTACCAGCAACAACATTGACGTGCCTGAAAGCGGCGCGATTTCGCTGTCTGACTTTTACAGCGCCACGGCAGCGGTTGCGGTTACTTATGAGCTGATCGGCGGCGGCGGCGGGGGGGCAGGTAGTGGCACTGTCGCCAATAATGGCGGGACTGGAACGCCGTCAGCAATCTATGGCACAGGATTTATAACCGTAACATCTGCTGGTGCATCTGGTGGCGCTACGGGTGTATATGCTTCAACAAATGGGGAAGCCTCGTATTATGGCGCTGGCGGCGCTGCAGGCCTTAACTCTAGCAATGTTTCAAATATTACTGCTGGTTCTCCTGCACCATCGACATCTTATGGCGCAGGCGGCGGCGGTGCTGGTAGCCAGTTTAATGGATACGCTGGCCTTGGTGGCTCTGCTGCAACCCGTGTCGTATCATTTCAAAACATTGCGCCGGGGACGGCTCTGACAGTTATTGTCGGCGCAAAAGGAGCAGGCGGAACTGGCAATTTGTATAATGGCGGCGCAGGTGCAGCAGGCTACGTCAAAATCACTGTCGGCGGCGTTGCCACAGAATACACGACCGCCGGAACATACACATACACGGTGCCATCATGACGTTAATCCCGCTCAAACTCCCAGCAGGTGTGTATCGCAACGGCACCGAGTTCGAGGCCAGCAACCGCTGGCGCGATGCCAGCTTGGTTCGCTGGGTGGATAACACCATGCGCCCTGTCGGCGGCTGGGAAGAACGTGATGCAATGGACAGCGTTGCCATTCGCGGCATGCACGCTTGGACAGACTTGAGCAGCGACCAGCGTATCGCCTCTGGAAGCTACAACAAGCTGGCCGTGGCAACTGCGTCTGGCACAGTCACCGACATAACGCCTGTCAGTTTCACCGATGGCACCGAGGATGCCGAAATCAATACTGGCTATGGTGGCGGTTTCTACGGCGCTGGGTTTTACGGAACAGCACGCTTAGCGCAAGGCCAGTATGGCGAAGCAACCACATGGTCTTTGGATAACTGGGGCGAGTATTTGGTTGCCTGCTCTAACGCTGACGGCCAGCTTCTGGAGTGGCAGCTAAACGTGGCCAACCCTGCCGTGGCAATCTCTAACGCCCCCACCAGCAACCTTGGCCTAGTTGTGACGGAAGAGCGTTTCCTGTTTGCGCTTGGCGCTGGTGGCAATCCACGTAAGGTGCAGTGGTGTGACCGCGAGGACAACACGCTCTGGACGCCTGCAGCCACAAACGAGGCTGGCGACATTGAGTTGGCTACATCTGGCCAGATCATGCAGGGCATCCGCACACGCGGGCAAACGCTTATCATTACCGATCTGGACGCCCACAGCGCGACCTACATCGGCGGGCAGTTCGTTTACGGCTTTCAGCGCGTAGGCTCGTCATGCGGCGCTACCAGCCGCCGTGCTGCTGCTGCAGTGGATGAGGGCGTGTTCTGGATGGGGCAGCGTGGCTTTTTCCAATACTCCGGCGGCGCTGTGCGTGAGTTGCCATGCGATGTGGCTGACTACGTGTTCAACGACATCAACCGCGACCAGATCAGCAAGGTGTGGGCGGTTAGCAATCAGCAGTATAATGAAATCTGGTGGTTCTACCCAAGCGCAAACAGTTTGGAGATCGACCGCTATGTAGTCCTCAACTACACCGAGGGCCACTGGACCATTGGCACACTTTCTCGCACGGCTGGCGTGGATCGTGGAATTTTCAGCAGCCCGATCTGGGCAGACGCCGCTGGCCAGACGTATAACCACGAGTTTGGCTTGAACTACGGCGGCGCATTGTCGTTTGCTGAAAGCGGCCCGATTAGCCTTGGCAACGGCGACAACGTAATGAAGGCGACGATGCTAATCCCTGACGAGAAAACGCAGGGCGGCGTGCAGGCTGTATTTAAGACACGCTTTTATCCAAATGACACTGAAACGTCGCACGGTCCATACGTGATGCAAAACCCGACTTCGGTGCGCTTCACTGGTCGCCAAATTCGTTTGAGAGTGCAGTCTCCTTTGGTGCTTAATGACACATCCGTTTGGGATTTCTTTGTTGCTGCACTTGATGATGGATCAGAGCCAGAGTATTCTATAGTCAATCAGGCAGATGCCTCTGGCCGACTGTATTTTGACATAGACAACAGTGGCGATGTTGATGGCTTTGACGCGGTTATCTTGCTTGCGTATTCTCAGGGGACGCTATTCGATCAGGAATACAAATCCTACATTGAAAACACTTTGCAGCCTTACCTTCTAAGCCTCTACAACGATTATCCAGAAGTGCAGGCGCTGTATGATGGATATTCGTCATCTGATTGGCGTGTCGGCGTGATGCGACTAGATGCGGTTGCAGGGGGCAAGCGGTGAGTTACGGATACAACCCGCCCCCGTGGACTGGCAACCTTAACGTCTGGACGCAGAATGTAGTAACATACCTACAGCGTGTGGCGTCTCGTTTGGCGTTCAAGTCAGATGCGGCTGTGGCCACTGAAAACGGCATTATCCTGTATGACAACGTAAACGGCTACCCTGTTGTGTCCAAGGATGGCGAGTTTCGGCAGATCATCTTGGCCGATGGCTACGCGTTTTTTGGCCAAGACAACGACATAACCGCTGCAGCCGCCAACACTGCATACGCGATCACCTACGACACGCCGCCAATGTCTGGTGGGATTTCTCTTGGCACGCCAGCCAGCCGCATCGTGTTTGAGGAAGGTGGAACGTATTTGCTGGCATTCTCAGCGCAGGTTACATCTACGTCTTCAAGCACTGTTGCGTTTCGGTTTTGGCCGCGCATCAACGGCGTTGACGTGTCGGGCAGCACGATGGTTGCAAACTTGCACCAAAACGATGCCACGACAGTGATTTCTCGCACGGCAATCTTTCAGGTCAGCGCGGGCGATTACCTTGAGGCGATGTGGGCTACAGACAGCACGTCTGGCTACTTGCACGCTACGGCGGCCACGGCATATGCTCCGGCAGCGCCATCAACGTCGCTGTCTGTAACGAGGATTAGGGCGTAGGGCTGTTAATATGCAGGATAATGTTGTAATATTCCCGCAAGCCAATGGCGTGAAGATCATGCCGGTCTTGCCGGAGCAGGTCGAGCAATACATCGACGCTGGGATGGAGCTACTGAGGCCGGCGATCAAACGTCAGGAGATGAACGTCACCGAAGACGTCATCGCGCAAGAGATAAGAGAGGGCCAGTCGCTACTCTGGCTCGTATATCTCGGGGACACGCTGACCGCGGCCATCACGACGGCTGTCATAACGCACCCCCGCCGATCCGTCCTGAAGATTGAATTTCTAGGTGGAACACGAATGAACGAGTGGGTGGGTGTGGCCGCAGATTTCTTGGCCGAGATGGCGCGCAAGGCGGGTTTGCCAGCGCTCGAAGCAGACGGCCGTAAGGGCTTTGAAAAGATTGCCAGTGGGCTTCGGTTCAAGCCGATCACCACAAACTACGTGATGGAGCTAGACTGATGGGCAAGAAGACGACGACACAAGAAATGAAGATGCCGGAATTCCAGCAGGAATTCTTGACCAGCACGGTCATCCCAACTGCAGAGCGCCTCGCAAGCACGCCATTCACGCCGTATACTGGCACACGCGTCGCCGATCTAACCGGCCTACAGCGTCAGGCTCTGTCTGGCTACGGTGGGTTGGACATGGGCACTCCGGCCTTCGCGCAGGCGGCAGACGTATACAGCACCATCGCCGGCGAGGGCATCTCGCCAGAGCGCATTCAGTCGTTCATGTCGCCATACACGCAGGAGGTCATCGACGCCTCGATGCGCGACATTGGCCGCCAGCGCGACATCGCGTTAAATCAGCTCGGCACTGCGGCAAGCCAAGCCGGCGCGTTTGGCGGCAGTCGTCAGGGCATCGCCGAGGCTGAGACGCAGCGCGCATTTGCAGAGACCGCAGCAGATACCGCCGCCCGCCTCCGCGAGGCTGGCTACACGCAGGCCGCCGGCTTGGCGCAGGCAGATCTCGCGCAGCGTATGGCGGCAGCGCAGGGTGGCATTGGCGCCGCCGGCGCAGGGCTGCAGCAGCAGGTCGCGGGATTGGGCGCGCAGATGGCTGCGGGCGAGGCGGAGCGCGTTCTGGGTCAGCAGGCGCTCGACGCGCTTTACGAGCAATACATGCTGCAGCAGCAGTATCCGCTGACGCAGTTTGGCGTATTGACTGGCGCTGCGGGTGCGGTGCCATCTGGCTATGGGACGACGACGAAAACCGAGCGCGACCCGATGGGGACGCTGGGCGGTGTTTTGGGCGGCATCGGAAGCGCTGGTCAGGGGTTTGGCGCAATGGGGTGGATGCCATTCTCCGACGCACGCCTGAAAGAAAACATCCAGCACTTGGGCCAAGTCGGCGATTTCAATCTCTACACTTGGGACTGGAACGAAGAGGGCATCGCCGCCGGCGCCGAGGTCGAGCCTACGTATGGCGTGATCGCGCAAGAGGTTGAGCAGATCCGCCCAGAATACGTCATCATGGGCGAGGACGGATACCGCCGCGTTGATTACGGCGCGATCGCAAACGAACTGGGGGCCAAGTGATGGCATACAAACTCACCCAAGCCGACATCGACAAGTATGGCTTCTTTGACGCAGTGCCGGGCGACACGCCGACACCGGAGGAGGCCGCAATGATGGCCGCCGCCAGCAATGAGCGCATCCTGACGCCGGCCGACATTGAGACGTTTCAGCTGACTGGCGCCATGGCTGGTGAGCCTGCATCCGCCGCAGACATCGCCAAGATGGGCGGCGCCCCTGCGTTTCAGCTGCCGCCAGAGGCCGCAGCTGGCGTGAGTATCCCGCAGGCTACACTGTCGCCGCTGCGCACCATCACCGTTGGCGACAATCCAGCGATGCCTCGCGCAGACGCTCAGCCTATCGCGCAGGACGCCATGAAGGCGCTGGGCGTGTCGGACGGCCGCCAGCCGACGTATAGCGAGGCCCGCGCCGCTGGCATGGACCCCGGCGACGCCGCCGTGGCATCTGGCCAAGCAACTCAGGCAGGCACCACTGCGCCAATCGTTGCCGCGCCGCAGGTGGCGGGGATGCCAGCTGGGCCAGTGCCGGCGAGCCTGCTTCAGCAGCCATACAGCACAGACCCCTTTGAGGGCTTGTCCAAGCGCCAGCGCACCATCTTGGCGTTTGCGGCGATTGCCGACGCCGGCGCCGCGCTGCAGGGGCGCCAAGGCACGGCATTCTCTGACACGATGAAAGGCTTCAGCGACATCCGCGACATGGAGCGCAAGCGCCAGATCCAGACGGCCGAGCTGGCCGCGCGGCAGCAGATGCTCGGCGCACTCGGCGCATCGCCGCTGCCTCCGAACGCGACGCCAGAAATGATCGACGCGCACATCGCAAAGCTGACCGGCATCTTGGCAACGACGCCGTCGATGGCGCCGTATGTCAGCGCCGAGCTGACGCGATTGAACGCAATGCGCGATCGGGCGGCGGAGGCCGGTAAAGCGGTTGTGCCGCAGACGCTCGGCGTTGCAGCTATTGATGCGCTGCTGGCGTCGCCAGATCTCGGCGCGATCACTGGCTTCAAAGGCACCGTCAACCAGTTCTTGGAGCAATTCGGCGCCGCACCAGAATACAGCAACCTGATGTCATACGTTGACCAGCTGCGCGGCCTGAACTTCTTGGAGGCATACCAGCAGTTGAAGGGCGGCGGGCAGATCACTGAGATCGAGGGCAAGCAGGCATCAGCTGCACGCTCGCGCCTTGACCGCGCTTTGCGTGGCCGCCCTGAAGACTTGGTGGTCGCCCTGCGGGATGCTCGCAAGCTGTTCTCAGACGCGATGGAAAAGAACCCAGCATATCAGGGCCAGCGCGGCGGCCTGACAGACGAAGACCGCAAATATCTGGAGCAGTAAGCCATGGATGAATACACCGTCGAGCAGCTAAAAGAGGCCGCCCGCCGCGCGCTGGCAGATAAAAACGACGCCGCGGCAAAGCGCTTTATCGACGCCGCTCGGCAGCGTGAGGCTGAGCAGGCTGCAGAAGCTGCGCGCATGGCTGACGCCCCGATTGGCGAGCAGGCAATGGAGGCTGGCAAGTCGCTGGCAGCCGGCGGCATCCGCGGCGCGGCTGAGACCACAGAGTTCTTCGGCAAGGCGCCGGAGCTGCTGGCAAACCTGCCAACAAACTTTG